CGAGTAGACGCGCGGGATGTCGTCGGCCCGCTGCACCACGAGGCGCGTCGACGATGAGACCAGAAACGTGTCGTTCCAGACCTCGACCAGGCTGGCGCCGCCGGTATGCGGGCCGGTCCAGATTTTGCGGGTAAGATCGAACCAGTAGGAAAAGACCGTACCGTCGGCGTCCGGCGCGTCGATCCGCAGGGTGCGGCCGCCAGCCGCCGCAGCCATGCGCGAGGCTTGCGCCAATGTGGAAAAGGGGATCGGCGGCGCGACCACGGAGAGGAAGGGGGAGATCACCCCCTCGCCGTCCTGGCCGATCGGGTCCGAAACCCCGGCCTTAAAGTCGATGAGCCGCAGACCCTCGGGCGACACGAAGAACGTCCCCAACGTCGAGGGGGTGATCGTGTTCGGCGCCAGCGTGCCGGTCGTCACCGGCAGGATGTTGAAGGTCAGGTTGTTCGTCGTCGGGTCGCCGGAAATCTGGTGCATCGCAGAGACGCCCTGAAAGGCGATAAGCGCCTGCACAATGCCGCCGACGATGGGAGCCGTGAGCATCAGGGGAGCGATCGCCGTGATCGGCCGACGGTCATCCGCCATCAGCGCCTGCGTCGCGTTGGTGCGGACGCACGGCAGGAGGCTGTCCGACCAGGGGATGCCGCCATCGGGCGACGCGAACCACGCCCGCCCGTTCATCTGCGCCACGCCGACGGGGATTTCCGGCAGATGGTTGATCGCGGTATCTCCCGCCCCCCACAGCGGCGCAGATCGAGAGCCGCCCACGATCGCCAGCGGGCCGGTGCCGGTGGCGGTGGCGCTCGCACTCATCTCGATAACCGAGCCGATGCTGGAGAAGGACGCGCCCGGGGAGGCTGCCGCAACAGTGGTGGTCGCCGGCTGCGACATCACCATCGTCGTGCCCGAGATGCTGGAAACGTAGGTGTTCGGCAGGATCGCCGAGCCGGTCAGCAGCGCGCCCCGGTGGATTTGCAGAGGGGTCGGGACGGTCACGGTGGCCGAGCCGGCCGTGAAGTCGCCCCGGTTGAGGTAGGGGTAGTAATTCGGGATATTGCCCCAGACGAGGAAGGTCGCCGCTGCTGCCGTGGTCGTGGCCGGCTGGGTCAGCTGGATCGAGGCGCCGGTCGGCACCGCCAGGATCGTGGTGCCGGGCTGTATCCCGGGGCCGGCGATCGCCTTGCCGGGGAACATCTCGACCATATCGGCCCCGCCGATGCCGTCGATGATGTCGGTCGAGTGGCTGTCGCCGGTGATGTAGCGGGCGCTCTGCGTCACCGGATAGATGTTCTTGACGACGGTCCCCGCCGGTATGTCGGCCGCGCCGGTCACCGCCATGCCGGGTTGCACGCCAAAGGTGATGTCGGGTCCGCCAAACAGGAAAGGCTGGCCGTCTTCGTAGTCGATCTCGATGATCCCGTTGAAATCGGAAATGTCGAACCAGCCGAACTTGATGCCGTAATCCGACGGCTCGCCGGTGGTCGAGCCGGGGAACCCGGTGTGCGTCACCAGGATACGGCTGCCGACCTGCGCCATGATCGGCGGCGTCCAGTGCCCCGTAGCGGGGGGCGATACCGGGAGATTAGCGTCCTCGATGCCCGCGACGGTCAGGAAGGCGCCGGCATCCAGATCGTAGGCGAATGGCTGGTCCTTGCCGGCAAAGAGGCCGCTGGACACCATGCCGTAGACGATATTCCCGATCGGCAGCATGGCGGTTACGAAGGTCGCGGCGTTGAGGCTGGAGAACTCTATCGTGTCGACCTGCCCCGGGCGGCAGACCCAGTTGCCGCGCGTCGTCGGATCGGGCACCAGGTTCGCCAGCGCCCGCATCGCGCCGCGCCCTGCGTTGGTCGCGTCCGTGGCGTCGCTGAGGGTTCTGGCTACGAAGCTAAGGGGAACTCCGTTTCTAAGGGAGGTTGCCATCAGCTGGTCGGGGCGGTCATTTCAAAATAGTGGATCGTGACACGGACCCGGCCGTTATTGTTGGCCGGCGTGGCATTTGGCGTAATCAGGATGCCGACTGCGGCGGCATAATAGCGAACACCGTCGATCATGCCCTTGGCTGTCGTGTTCGCCGCGGTCGAGATGCCGGTGCCGTACCGCGCGGCTGTGCCGCTGACGCCGTAGGTGAATGTGGCGGCGGTCGGGATCGCGACGGTGACGCGCACCGAGACGCCAATCACCTGAGCGTCGGCCGGGATCTGGATCGTCGTCGTCGTCGTGGCCGCAGCGGCGATCGTGGTCAACTCGGTCAGCGATTTGACGTTGAGGAACTGGCCGTTCTCACCGCCGTAATGCCGCACCTCGGAAGCCGCCACCGGGCCGTAGGCGGTGTCGTCGGCGAGCCGGTGCTCCAGCACCGTCGCGTTGCGCTTCAGTGCCGGAAACGCGGAAGTCGCCCCGAGAAACTGAAACACCCCCCCGATCTGGAAGGGCGCGGTGCTGTCGCTAATCAGCGCAAAGTTGGTGACCGTGCCACCGGCAGCCGTACCGCCGTTGCCAGTGATATAAATGCCGCGGTTGTTAGCCGTACCAGAAGAGGCTCCACCGGACGGAACAGTTACTTCTAATGTTCTTGCATTAATAGTCCCGCCAGCAGCCCCGGAAGTAATACCCTGTAACTGTACCTGTCGCAAATTCGATGTGCTGGCAGCTAAACCATTATTGGTAGTCAATGTAACAGCAATATACTGCGATACGCTGGTGAGTGATCCACCACTAACAACAGGATCAGAAGCATAAAACTGATAGCCGCCGGTAACAGTCCCCCCAAAAGCCGCCGCTAAAGAAATGGTACCTTTTACACCAACCAATACAGAGATAGTAGCCGGGGTCGAGGCACCAACATTCGGCTGACTGTCAATGCCAAATATATTACCTAAAGTAGCGCCAGAGGGCTGGAAGGTCGGACTGAAATAAGCACCACGTTGTATGCTCGTGCCGGAGGAAGCCAGCGTCCCGACAATGTTTGCCATACCAGTGTTACTGGTGGTATACGTACCGGCTATATGCAACCGCGAAGTCGGTGCCGCCGTACCAATCCCTAGAAGATTGTTAGTATCGTCCCAAAACAAGTTTGAATTATCTTGCGACAATACACTAGACGCCCCGGCAAACAGGATGGAGCCGGTGGTCATGCCGGTCAGCGTCGTCGTCCCCGACAGCGTGCCGCCCGAGATCGTCAGGCCGGTCGCGGTGGCGGCGGTCGAGCCACCGCCGATATTGGCGTAGGTCAGCTGCCCCACGGTAAAGGCAGCCCCCGCGCTCGCCTGCTGCACGACCTGGTTGGCCCCGCCGGTCGCCGAGAGGTTGGCGCCGGTGCCGCCGAACTGTACCCCGACGAGGGTGCCCCGCCACACGCCGGTCGCGATCGTGCCCAACGTCGTGATCGTGGTTTGGCCGACGTAAGACGCGCTGATGTCGATCGTCGGATTGCCGGCCACCCCGTTACCGTCCGTCAGGGTGACGCGGTTGGCGGTGCCGGTAATCGTGCGCTGGGCATACGTCTCGGAGGCGGTTCGGGTCACCAGACCCGTTCCCGACATGGCTTCCAGGGCGGCGAGGTCGTTGCCCAGGGCGAAGGTGACCGTCCCGGCACCGCCGGTGATCGTGATGCCGGCGGCCGGCTGCGTGAGTGTCGCCGCGACCGGCACCAGCCCCGTCGAGCCGATCAGAAGCTGGCCGTTGGTCAGGGCGAGCCCGCCGAACGTCCCGGCATTGTTGTACTGGATCGAGAGCGACGCCCCGCCAGGCGTCTGCGGCGCGGTGCCGTTAGCCGCCGAGGTCAGGCGCCCCTGCTGATCGACGGTCAAGCTGGCGTAAGTGTATGCGCCTGGAGTGACCACGGTGTCCGCCAACTTCGGCGCCGCGTCCGAACGCATGTACGTCGCGGCGGCGCCATTGATTGCGGCGGGGCCGACCTGGGCCGTAGGGTTGGCCGCGCTCGCCGGGGCCGCGCCGTTCGATGCGGCGGTCAGCCTTCCCTTGGCGTCGACCGTCAGGTTGGCGTAGGTGTAGGAGCCAGCCGCGACCGCAGTGTTCGCGAGGGTGGCGGCGACGCTACCAGCCCCCGGGCCGGCGGTCACATCGCCGGTCAACTGGGTGATGCCCCCGGCGACCGTGCTTGCGATGGTAATCGTGTCGGCGGCGACAGTGAGCGTGACGCCGGTGCCGGCGATAAGGATCTCCGACAGCGCATCCGCCGTCAGGTCGGCGGTGCCGCTCCCGGTGAAAATGCCCGGGCCGACCGGAGTGGTGACCGTAACGTCGACGGTCGTCATGCCAGTTCGCGTTCGAGGTAGGCGACAACTGCATCGGCCCCCTCAAGCTGGCGGCGAAGCCTCGCAGCGTAGGCACGCATCTCATCGAGCGTCTTATTGTGCTTGATGATATTGGCCTCAGCCGAGATCACCCGAACATTGGACTGCACGTAACCGAGGGCCGGGATTAGGCGATCCAGAGACGGAGACTCCCGACCCGACCCCTTTCCCTTCGTCTGCCTAATAGGCACGCCAAGAACGGGACAAACTTCTGGAAATTCGATCAACCTCCAATCCAAATCGAACGGAACTCCGAGCCTCGCGGCACGCGTCTTAGCGGCGTATACCATCGCCCTGACAGGGTAGCTTGCGTACTTCTCGGCCTGCTTCCGCTGATTGTAGTCCTCGTGGCGCGCGAACCACTCTTTCTGGTATGCGGCCCTCTCCGCCTTCATTTCCGGCGTCCACTTGCGGCGCTGAAGGCGGGCAGCCTCTCGTTGCTTTGCAACGAAAGCCGGGTCCTGCCGCTTCTTTGCGACCCACTCCCGATTGGCCTTGCGATGCCAGTCTGGATGAGCCAGCCGATACTCCTTGGCTTTCTGGCGATTGATAACGGGGTCTTTGCTGCTCGGCATGCCGCCGCTCCCTCAGCATATCGGGAGCCCCAAAATACCACCCAACGCCATTGTCAGCAATACCAGCCAACCCTGATGCTTCGTATTGCGCGCCCGGTCGTAGGCCGTCCCGCCGCCGAAATTACGCTGGTCGAGTTGAATCTGCTGGCTGCGGTTCGTTTTGTCGTCGGCTTTCTGCAAATACTTGCGTATCCGCATGTCGGCCAATCCGTGCAATGAGAGGGCGCGCTGGTCGTCGCTGATCTCGCACAGGCGCGAGGCGAGTTCGGTAATCAGATACCCCTCGTCGGGAAACCACGGCACCGTCTGCGGGTTGACGATGGGCGGCATCTGCCGCTGGTACCGCACCGTCGCCGGATAGGAGCCGAGCGGCGGCGGGTAGACATAGGCCACCGGCGCGATGCCGAAGAAGACGCTGGCTCCGTCGAGGCTTTTCGAGGTGTCGAGCGAGAGCGTGATCTGGTTCGTCGTGGTGTCGATCGCCAGGATCGTCGAGCCCGGCTCGATCCCCTCGCCCGCCGCCGACAGGCCGACCGTCAGACCCGCCAGGCTCACGGTAGAGCCGTCCGCATTGATGATGTTCGAGACCGTGCCGTCGGTGCCGGTGATGTCGCCGACAGCCGAGAGGATGATGCGCTGCGTCAGCGGGCCGCCCATGTCGGTCGCCCACAGCGACGGGGTGGATTGCGACGGGAACTGCGGGAACTGGTCAAACTCAGCGAGGTCGATCGGCGTCATGTAGATCGGCTGCCCCGACGGGAAAGCCGGCGTCGGGTAGAGATACCACGCGGAGCGCGACGCCCCGGTCGCCCCGGACGAGCCGGAGGTGCGCAGGTAGTCGAGCGGCAACGAGTAAGGGCCGCTGCCGTACATCGTCGCCAGCGCCGGGTTGAAATTGAAATTGTAGACGCCGCGGGCCAGCGCAAAATCATGGTGCTGGCAGAGGTCGGAGAGGATCGCGTTCAGGTTGCGGATCGCGAAGGTCGTCGTGTAGCCCGGCACCTTGGCGCGATAGACCGCCTCCTCGATTTGCTGGAAGGCGGTCAGCATCGGCTATTCCGCCGCGGCGAGGAACTCGCGCGTCTCGGGGAACAGCTCGGGCGGCTCCCGGCCGGCGATGATTGCCTCCATGTACGGGATGCGCAATTCGTCGGCCTTGATCAGCGCCTCGGCATCGGCGATCTGCTTGTCCCACTGCGCCACCGCGTTGACATCGGTCTGGAGCGGGACGGCCTCCTTGCGGCGGCCG